GTCAGATACCAGCCAGTCACCAATGTAGGCATCCTCGCCATCAGCGCGAGCCGGTGCTCCGGTGTTTGCTAGGGGTCCAGCCGCGTCAACGATAAAGTAGTATCCAGCGTATTCGTTGCCCAGATACTTATTGAGAGGCTGGTTCTCGGCAAACAGCCCGTTAGGAATGGACGACTTGACACTGGTGATTAAGTTGGTGGCGGCAGAGTAACTACCCGCCAAAACCAAGCCGGTAAGATCTCCGTTTAGCGACTCATTGAGCGCCTTGATGTCGTCGATGTTTTTCTGCACCTTCGGCTCAAGAACGTCCAGCCTGCCACTGTTGTTGCTGATAGCGGTTGAATTTTTGCCGATGTTTGTGGCGTTTGTGCCAATCGCGGCGGCGTTGACCTCAATGGCCGCAGTGTTTGCTAGGACATCGGATTGGAGTTGAGATATTTCACCCTTGGCCGTGGTCTCCCAAGCCTTCAGCGCAGCAATATCGTCTTCGTTGGCCTTTACCTGAGCGGCCAGCGCGTCAAGGGTGACGTACTCGGGGATCTCACCATTGATGATGATTTCAAGTGACGGGGGGATTGTGTCTGGATCGATCTGATCCCAACCAATCGTGCCGCCCTCACCCATGTTACGGCCCATCTCAATGATGTTGCCGCCAATGTCTGCGGTGTAGATGACCTTATTGAACAGGTCCAGACCGACTTCACCAGTCTTTAGCTGGTCCGATCCGGGGACACCTGAGCCGTACTTCAGTTTGATAATATTTGCCATGATCTAACTTCCTCTAGTTTATAAAAGTGCCACCGTTGATGGTGTCGTTTATGTTGATATATCCGGCATCGGCGTGATTGCCCCAGCCATGCGCCTCGTCTATCTTTGCCGCCTGCTCATCCATTTGCGCCTGCAGGGCCTTGTCTCCTTCCGCCCTGTCGATAACCTCCTGCTCTAAGTCAACCTTGTCGGCCTTCTTATCTAGGGCGTCCTGCAACGCATCTAGGTCGCCCCAGTCAATGTTGATTTGTCCGTCTTGGTCTGGGTCTAGCTGGAGAATGAAGCCGGAGATTCGATCTAATGCCTCTTGCACCGTGTCACCAAGCAATTCATTGCTCTGGTCGATCTCGTCGGCGTGTGTGTCGTGTGGGTTGCCCTTCTTGGTGAGGTGGCCCCAGATGGCGTTGAACGCTGTCGCGTTAAAAGTTCCAGTGATCGTGCCGCCATTCGTAAACTGAAGTGGATTCGGGTCGCCCTTTATGAACACGCCGCCTAAAAGTGTGGCGTGGACCTCAACTGGGGTGAGCGTCTTCGCGCTAGCGTCCCAAACTGCAAGCCCCGCCTCGCGATTGTCGTCCTCGTCGAACGCTGCGTAAAAAATCGACTGCCCGTCATCTAGGCAGTCATCAAATGAGCTGTAGCCCGACGACTTGCCAGTAATCGTGAAGATGTTTTGGTTTCTAGAAAACGACTCTGCAATCCAGTCACCCGCGCGCGCAGATTCAAATGCTTCCTGATTTGTCATACGACTAGTCCGTCCGTATATGTCCTTAGTGATGGCCCAGACCAGCGTGTGATCTGGTCGTCCATTGCTATGTCGCCCAGTGCCTCGTTGAAGCGCATCTTGTACAGCTCAAAGCCCATGGCGTCCTTGGCGAACGCGCTGATCTCGGCGCACATCCCGAAGATGTAGCAGTCTGGGTGCTTCTCAGAGAGCCAGTTGGAGTCCGTGTCGGCCACAAGCTCTGGCACGCGTTGGTAGTAAACGCACTCAAGCAAATCGTTGTCGGTGGGCGGTGCTACCTGAATCTGATTTGCGATCACGGTGTAGTAACGCTGGCGCTCGCGCCTGTGGGTGCCGTTCATCTGCTCTGGGTTGACGTAGATAAGCGTCATGCCGCCAATAGGGTGGGTGCCTTGGCCTTCGGTAATCGAGTTGCTGCCCTTCTGCACCAGCTCCACGTCACGAAAGCCACCCCAGTCGGATGGCAATCCGTAGTACTCAATGTCACGCTCCAGCCATATCTGAGCGCGCACCGACTGCTCACCCGTCTTCAGCGCGGTGTTGATCTTGCTCTCTACGACCTTGGTAAAGCCGGGGATCGCGCTGACAAGCTCCTCGTCGTAGCGATCCACATAGCCCTGCGCGGCGTCTTTTATTTGCTTGTAGTTCACGACGAAGCCTCCAAGCAGCTATCAAACTCGATAAAGTACTCGCCGCTAAGTGTTAAATCAGGGTCATGGCCGTATTCCTCCAGCTCAAAAAACCACAGCGCACCAGTAGGATCTGTGCCGGTTTCCGCATCGTGCTTTTCAGCGCCCATCACAAACTTGGACATCTGATACTTTCCGTCCAAATTCGCAAGATGTATCTGCCCTTTGCCTCTCAAGGCATACTTAAACCACTCGACATAATCCCAGCCCTGAATGATGTGGAACGTAAGGAACCTTGCGCTTTTAATCTTAGAGGTGGGATTTCTGTTTTCATCCAGCAGATTGAAACAGCCCTCCGCAAGTCTGTTTTCAGGCCACAACTGAAATCCAACCATGAGTTTTGCACTCATTGGCTGGCTAGACTGAGGAGACTTGTCAAGCTCTGCCGCAACGTAACGTCTCATCATCTCGCGGTTGATAAGACCTGCCGCATGAGTAGAGTCTGGGTCGCCGTTGTACTGAATCATCGGCGTATTGACAGGCTCAAGAGTATTAACCCTGAGTGTTGCAGCGGGATTCATCTCGCCGCCAGCCAATCTGAGATAGCGTTTATCGAGATCCGTTAGGTTGATGTCCTGCTCATTGATCGCAAAGAAACGTATTTCACAAGTCTCACCGACCAGAATGTTCTGGCCTTTATCCTTCAGCGCGACCTCAATGTTGACGATGCCTGATCCATCTGGGGCGCTCTTCACCACATACAAGACATAATTGTCAGGCTCGTCATAATCAACGATCTCAACGTAGTCACCGACCTCAACATCGCCAAAGCCGTGAGTAATCCCCTCCAAGTCTTCTTGGTTCAACGTGATGATATTGTCGTTTGCTGACAGATCATCAGACGCTAGAGCAAAATCACCAGCGTTACGCGGAATGTTATCGCCGCTAAAACCGACATACTTCCACTGGCCGTGTTCTCGTTGCACCAGCAACGACTCTAACGCCAGCTTTACTTCTGTGATCTCTGCCTGCAATTTGCGGTCATCGGCCTTTGACTCATTGACTGAAATTACATCAAGGTACTCGGCGGGTGCTTTCTTTGGGTCTACATACCAAAGCTGTATCGGCTCTCCATCTACAAAGGTGTCACCGCTAGTGGTAATTGCGCTGTAATGCAAGACATCTAGATTTCCGCCTGTCCACCAGCCATCGCCGTTCAAGTACCAAACCTGAACTTTGTCGCCCTGCTTCCACCAGACGGTGTCGGGATTTTGAATCAAAGCGTTCTTATCAGGGCAGTTAAACTTGCACTCATTGTATGGATTACCGGGGCCACCCGTTGTAGCCTTCCACATCATTATCTTGCCGTCTTCGGCATCTGGCCCCGTCGGTCTTCCTCCGGTGATCTTTAAAGTCTGCTCGCCAATATCTACGATGTTGCTGTTATTGGAATCGTCCGGCATCGCCTCATCGATCAGGTCAATCTGATCTTGGAGCTTATTAATATCCTCCTCACCCCAAGTGGCGATCCGTAGAATCTGATTCTCCAGCTTAAGATGGGCGGCAGTGTTGAGTGTTGATTCCTGATCTATCTTTTCATCAAGAATCTCATCGCGAGTTTGGCTGGTGCGATCAACTTCATTGATGAGCGCCAGTGTTGCATCATCAGCCTCAGCACCACCGCCCGCGAGCCACTTCTCGCCGTCGAAGGTGTACTTAACGCCGGTCTCGTCGTTAGTGAACGTCTCACCGTCTGACCAAGGTTTCTCTGGTAAGCTCATGCGAAAAATACTCCGTGAAAGTAGCAGGGCGTGCCGGTGTCGCCTTGAACGTTGTAGTCATTACCCAGCTCTAGCAACTTCACCTTTAAAATGACGTTGCGGCCCTCATTCTTTACGATGTCGTACACGCTAAAGTAGCCAGCCAGCTTTGCTCCGTTCATTACCTTGACCACGCCAGACTTGGCGCATCCGTCCCAATTGAACTCGCTCTCTGGTAACGCAATGCCGTCAATGGTGCCTATATTCACCACCGTCGCATCGCCCAGTAGGAACATCACATCATTTTCTTGAAGCGCGTCCGTAGAAAGGCCGCTCTTGTTTAATCGGTTGCCGTCATGCTTGCTGGTGGGGCCAACAGAATCTGGGAACTCAATACCGGCGACCTGCTCATCAACGTAGCCCTTTGTGGCGGCATGGTGCGTGTCGGTTGGCTCGCTTAGGTTGTAAACGCCAAGCGCGCCACCAGTGGCGCTAAGCAGCGTGCGATTGTTTCCGTCTGCGTTCTGTTGCCTAACACTCCAATCGTCATAGACATTGGTGTAGGACGCTCTGCCTATGAAATTGCCATCCACATAGGACTTGTTAGCCGCATCACTTCCACTGCTGGGCGTCTTTAAGCCAGCTATGTAGTGATCCTGCATATTCAAAATGCCGGACAGACTGCCGCCGGTCTTGCTGAGCTTCCCGTCCGCATAGCTCTTAGTGGCGGCATGGTCGCCGTCAGTAGGCTCAGCGAGGTGGTAAATCTTAATTTTGCCCGACTCAGCGCCGGATACGATGGTCTTGCCGTCGCTCTTAATGCGCCACGATGTATCAACCGTGTTGCTGCCAGATTTCTTGAGCGCGCTGCTCTCGATAGTTGCCTGCTTTGCCTCGCCCGCCTCTACCCTTGCCAGTATCTGCGCCTGTAGCGCCTCTCCAGCGTCCACACGTGCACCCAATGGAGAGCAGGGGAACCATCCGTCCTCTGCAAAGACAAACAGCTCCAGCCTGCCAGTGTCGTACCAGCACTGACCCTCCTCAACGTCCTCTGGGGCGTCCTCGGAGACAATGGTTCCCGGCGGGATGTCAATCTCGCCGGCCTCAATGTCGTTGATCGCCTGATAGAGGAAGTTGTTAACGTCGCGCTGGTTGTCGATGTCGGCCAGCTCCTCGGGGGTGCCGACAAACTGACCCTTCTCGTTGCGGAACGGTAGCGGATTGACCTTGATCGAGTCGGTAGTCAGCTCAAACTTGACGTTGTTGCCGTCCTTGATGCCGACGCCCTGAATCCCGTCACCTGTAGCGGTGGGGAACTGGCTAAACTTCTTTGTGGTGACCTGTATGTCGTCGCCGTCACCTTCTACGAACACCGACGGGAGCCAGTCTGATAGTTTCATTTAACGCTCCGGTGATAGGGTTATGTCATCCTCTGTGGTGAGGATGTCGCCGTCTTGGCTGATTAGAATCTTGATCCGCTGCATGGCAGACCTGAGTTTGTTAAACGCGCCCTTGGTCCAGGCTATGAGGCCGCCGCCCCTCGTACCGACAACGCCAAGGTTGCGGGTACGGTGCAGCATGAGATTGCCGCGCTTGCGTCTGGGACTACGGCGCCTTCTTCTTGCCACTGTCGGCCCCCTTGTCGCTGAACGGCTTCGCCTTCATCGCGTCGCGATCCTCAAACGCGCCCTTGGTGTGCCACGTGTTGCCGTCCTTGTCTTGGACGCCCACGACACCCTTGTTGCGCTTCTTGTATAGGACAATCATTTCTCAGACCTTGTAGTTGTCGTTGGTCAGGAAGATCTTGATCTCTGGCTCAAGGAAGAACCTGGAGAGCATCTTCTGCTGCATCTCCTTGTCGCAGTTCAGGAAGCCCTTGTACTTACCGTCGAAGGTCTGGCCCTCGTTAGCCATCGTGAACATCTCGCCGGGCACCGTTGCCACAAGGCGGAATCCATCCTTCTCTCTCGTGCCACCGGAGTTACGTACACGCTGCGCCTTCTCGGCGATGGTGTCGTGAATGATCTTGGGTACTTCGCGCTTAACGTAGAGGCGGTCCTCGCTCGGCTGGTACTTCCAGTTGACCGAGACACCATCCTGTGCGTATTCAATGTCGCTCATGCGCCAAATCCCTTTGTCGTTCCGATGGATATAAATGAGGTCAAGGCACCGTCCGCACTGGTTACCAATGAGGTGGTGCCTATCGGTGTCGTATTCCCCGACTTGGTTACAAACGCAGAGGAACACGGGAAATGCCGCCCGGAGGCGGCAGTCTTACTTAGGCAGTTACTTCTGCTGCTGGGTCGATGTTGACCAGCATTCCGTGTGCCTTCTCGGTGTGAACACGCAGACCCCAGTCAACGCTGATCTGGCGCTTCTCTGCCAGTCCAGTCTTGGCCAGTGTGTCCGTGCGGTACCCTTCGAGGTAAGACAGGCTTACGTACTCGGGGTCTAGCAAGAAGGCCACAGCCGTGCCGTTAGCGGCCATCGGTTGCAGACGGTTCGGTACCAGCTTGATCGTGCCGAAGTCAGAAACCAGCACGTTCACGCTGGACAGTGCAGTCGCCTTGGAGTTGGCGGGTGCGCCCTGATCAGACGTCAAGGTCGCAACGCGAGCCTCGTTGTCGAACATGTAGCTGGACAACGCCCCAATAACGCCGGGGTTCGACATCAAGTGAGTCACCTCACCGCCTTGCTCGTAGACACCTTGGATCGCGTCCTTCACCGCTTGGAATGACAGAGCCACACCAGTGTCTTCGGTGTACTTCTCCGTCAGGCCAGTGGTCATGTTGTGACCGCCAGCGGTGGCAGTTGAGCCGTCACCGTTCATGACGGTGGTCTCGATCCAAGTGGGCAGGCCACCTGTCACACCGGCTACCGTGTCAGTACCAGCCACGGACGCTTGGTTGTTCAGCGCCATAGCTTCGACATCGCGACGGATCTGCTGGTTGCCGCGAGTGATGCGGTACGCAAGCTCGCGAGTGCGGCCAATTGTATCTGAGGCATCCGCTCTATAACTGACAGAAATTACCTCGTCAGAAATTTGTGAGTGGTTTCCTACCCGAGCCCCACCAGCCTCAGAAGCTGTACCAGCGTCAGAACCATCAACGCGGGCGTTGGTCACGTCGGGAGCGCGAAGCTCGTCAACGACCCAATCGAAGCGCTCGTTTTTGTGGGTGGTGGAGCCTACGAGGTCCGTGAAAGGCAGGGGGATCTTCGAGATGTCGAAGATTTTCTGCATGACGTCCTCATTGATGACGCCTCCCTTTGCAATCGACTTTAAGTCGAAGCTGTCAATATTTGCTGCTGACATTTAACTGTCTCCCATGAGCAGAGCGGCCACAGCATCAGCCTGTGCGTCTCGTTTGTTTGCACCTTTGGCTGACTGGGCTCGCTCTATTAGTTTTTGAACCTTACCGCCCTTCTGTTTGGTAAAGCGACCATTGGAGGCCCGTTGCATCTTGGGAGCTTGCTTAGACTTCTTGCTGGCGACGGTTTGACCCTTGTCGTACAGCATTGCCTTCTTCAGAACATTGACGTGGCGGCTGTAGATGACGTCCTGCAACTCCTCCTCCGAGAATCCGCTGGCCTGCGCGTACTCAACGATCTCACTGAGATCGCTTTTCATCTTGGCCTCGTCTCCCCAGGAGGGATTGCTTTCAATCATCAGTTGGCGCTCCTGCTGCAGGATCACTGCCCGCTCTTGCGCCTCAACCTGTGCCGCTTGGTCCTGCTGTGCCTTCATCTGCTGGCCCAGCATCTGTCCGGCCTGTTGCAGCTCCTGATTGCGCTGTGCAAACTCTTGCTGCTTTGCCGCCCACTCAGCTGGGTCGCTGACCCGCAGACGATCCCAGTCGACAGACTGGAAGTCCTGAGTGAGTTTGTTCTGTAGCATCTCGCCTAGGCCCTGTACCTGCTTCAACTGCTGCTGGTAGGCCTGTGCAACTTCTTGCCTCTCTGACTCAAAGACCTTCCTCTCCTCGGCAAGATTTCGGGCCTTCTCATCGTTGGCCTTACTAAATTGCGTCTGGGAGATGGCCTCCTTCAAATCGACCTGCTCGGTCTTGCCGTTGACCTTGAGGTTAATCAGGATGTCGCCGTCCTCATTGAGGACCAGCTTGTCACTTTCCAACCCAAGCTCAGCAGCCAAGGCTGCGAGTTGATCGCCGTCGTCGGTCTCTAGCTCATTGGAGTCGTCTGTTTCGTCGTCGTATTCAACGTCGTCGTCAGACTCTTGTGCCTCTATTACCTCTGACCCTTCTTCACTATCATCAACGAGGTCATCGTCGTTGGGGCGGTGTACTGCCTCCTCCTTCTTGATGTCCTCGTCTACAGTAGGCTCGTCTGCCATTAACAGTTCAGCCACCTGATCTACGGTGTTGCCGCGCTCCCCCTCGTGTGCTGCTGGGCTAGATTCGCTGCTCATCGCGTTTCTCCTTCGTTGGTTTTTTCAGCCAGCTCACCAGTGGTGACCAGCTCGTTAAGGAAGTCCTCGACCTTCTGCAGGGCCTTGGCTTCTTCCCGGATTACATAAACCTCCTCCTCGTGGAGCGGGTTGCAGAACTGACCGAACAGCTTCTGCTTCTGCTCCTCTAGGTGTTCTTTGACTAGGGCAAGCTCAGCTCGCGCTGCTCTCCCCCGCCGTGCTTCCTTCTGTAGATCCACCTGATCCATTCACCGCTCCTTGGTTGTCTGCCACGTCCTTGTTGAGATCCCTCTTTGCCGCAATCTCCAGCTCGGTGAGCTTGAGCGCGGCGTCTGTCTGCAATTTCTGGATGTTGAAGCGCTGACTGCCAGCCTCTTTCGCGGCGGCGATCTGGTTCTTCATCATGTCGATCTCTTGCTGGTGCGACGCCTTCATGGCATCGATCTGGGCCTTCATCTGCCCGTTCTGCATCGTCGCCTGTGCTTTAATTCCTTCCGCCTGCGCCACCTTCTGCTGCGCGTCCAGCGCCATCTGTTGCATCTGCAACTGAGTCTGCTGCTCCTGCATGGCCTGCTGCTGGTTCTGCTGCGCCTGCTGTTGCTTCATCTGGGCCATCTGCTGGCCCTCTGGCGACTCGGGGTCGAGGAAGAACTGGTCGCTGTCGCCCAGACCGTTGAGCTCAATGAAGTCGGACAGCGTGCTGTACATCTGCTTGGGGCTGACCATCGCCTGCATCGGGTCGGTGGCGACCATCTCCTTCTGGAT